CTTAAACGCCTGGTGGCGCGCGCAGCATAAAGACCGGTGTGCGACTGGGTTCCAACCCCGAGATCATAACCTAAAAGGCGACCTCACCGAATAGTGAAGTCAGCCCTAATCATAATCCATACGCATATTCTCAATACGGGGATCCTCCAACATGATAGAATCTGCACTCAACACAGTGGCAGCAAACAATTCGCGGATGTCTTCGATGTCGAGCTGATAGACTTTGTCAAGCCAACAACCGAACTCGTAGTCATCAACGAGATTGGGCGCATCCATAGTGCGGCGCTTTATCTCTTCAGTGGAGTAACCCATACTTCTTGCTTGCCAGCCGAGATCCGAAACGTCCACATCTGCTTTGTCGTCTTCCATTTCGTAACGCTCCAAGAACATGTCACGTAAGAGGTGCACGTTTTGGCAGGAGAAAGCGTAAGATAACGCCTTCGCCGCCATACATGCAGAATCACTCAAACGTGGGTTCTTGTTGACGCGCGTATTGAAACGTACCAACATTTTTCCTAGCAGTGGGACCATGAACGGGGTCTCAACTTCAGCGAATATTCGTCGAGATAAGATAGTCGCGCAGCCATCCAACTCCGGGGCCTTAGCTTTCAGGACCATTTTGAAGCTGGCCACGAGTGCAACCCACTCTTTCAGATTAACGCGCTTATTGAGCGCGGCCAAACCGTCATCACCAAGGATTAAGATCTTCCCTTTCAGCCCCTGTGTGCGGGCCAAGCAAAGGAACATCAACCAATTGTAACCGCTGTTGCGGAAGGTCGTGTTGGTGGTGCCAGTGGCTAACTGGTAGAGTAGGTGCACCCGCAGCCCGAATTCGTAGTTCGTCAAGGTGTATTGCTCAAGATCGAGCATCAATTGCCTGTACCATGCGGGGAAACCGAGTAATTCGAACAACAAGTCAATGAGATAAGCGACTGACTTCCGCTGTTCGCGGTCGTTCCTTGAAAAGTCGCCCTCCACAATATTCTTGAACCGTTCATCTATAATGAACGCTGCGGTTTCTTTGTCATCGCATTTGTAG